TCGGTGGTGCAGGGGCTGTTAGCACCTCTCTAGGTTCTGGCTTCCTGTCTTCTTATGGTCTCGCGGCTAATGGCGTAGTTGCTGGCGGTGCTCCTACTGCCGCTTCTACGGGTCTGTCCTCAGGGGCACTGGCAGGTCTTGGTGGCGCAGGTCTACTTGCATCTACTGGTATGAGCGGAGCGTCCTCTAGTGCGACCATTGCATCCAATACTGGTGGTAACATCCTTGGTAACGTAATGGCTAATTACCAACAGTATAAGCCCTATGTAGACTTCATTCAGCAGTGGTCTAATTATTATAATTCTAATGTGCTACCTAGAGAACGAGGAGGTTACTTTTACTAATGGCTTATAAGAATAGTGCAGGGGCTTCCTCTGCTAAGCAAGAGTTTTATAATTGGAGTTACTTTAGTCAGGACATGACTAAACTAGGGGAAGCTAAGGGTGTTCAGGTTAACATTAAGGATCGCCTTAAGCCCCCTCAGGAAGAAGTTGATTGGCTGTCTACTGTTGCTGAAGGTTTTAAAAAGCTAGGTACTGTAGCAGACGCCTATAAGGAAAAGGCTTTTAAGCAAGCTGATGAGTATCTCCGTACTCACTCCCTTGAGGAGTACCAAGAGGATGTTAAGAATAACAACATTCCCTTCCAGTATGACCCTGTCTCTATGTCTAGACTTAAGTACCAACATGGTAAGTTGGCTTTTAGTCTTGCAGAACAGGATTTCCAAGATAGAGTAAACAGAAACGAGTTTAACGGAAAGTCCCCTGAAGAAGTCGACGCAGAGTATTTCAAGCATGTTCGTAAGGCCATGGAGGATGTTAGAGACTCCTTTGGGTACGACATTAATGAAGACTCTTGGTTCTCTAAGGGTTTCTATGCAGATAGTCCTGAAAGTAGACAGAAGATTCTATTGCAGAACATCCAGTCTAATAACAAGTGGTCTGTGGAACAGGCTAAACTTGTTGATTTGGCTGATGTTAGAGGTGCTGTTAACGACCTATCTAAGAATGCGGCCTATGTTGTGGGAACTATTCTCGATGTCTTTGATGGTGAAAAGAACCCCAAGCTAGCCCATTATTCCCCTGCAGATAAGGCAGACATGGTCTCTGGTCTTCTTGAGGATGTTGCGGGTAGAGAAGATGGTGTTTATATCCTGCAACAGTTGGAAAACTGGAAGCCTTACTTCCTAGATGGAAAGCTGACTGTAAGGGATATGGTAGGTGCTGTTGCTTGGGACAAAGCTCTCAAAACTGCGAGCAATGCCGCATGGAAGGCTGATGCTGAACGTTGGACTTCTCAGGCTCTCAAGGTTGACAATTGGGTAGCTAATGGTGATACAAGCTCTATTGAGCAGGAGCTTGCTCTTGCAAAGGACAGGGCAGGTGGTGTTGTAAGCGCTGAAGTAGAGTACCTTACTAGATCACTACAAAGTGCTAGGGATCAACAGAGAGCCTTGATTGCTAAGAACACGGCTAACTCAATTGATGCCCTTAAGGAAGAAGGTAGAACCCTCAATGCTAATTACTACAATGAGTCCTTGCTTAGGGGCCTTCCGACTAATCCTGAGAATGTCGTAGGGACTACTAAAGAGCATATTGACAGAGAGTTCCTGTTTGCTGTTCAGGACGGTAGGATTACTGAGAACGACATTCTAGAGATGGCCTGTAATCCAACTGGTGGTTATAACCCTGCATCTAGCTATCTAAGTAAGGCAGGAAACAATGTGGTTAGAGCTATTAAGGCAGATATTCTAGCTCTTGAAAACTCTAATGCCGCTAGTATTGAAAAGCCTTCTTACCTTGACAAGATGTATAGCTTTTATGTGGCTAACCCTAAGAAGTTTGCTACGGCCTTTGGTGGTATGGGTTCCTATGACATGGATATCCTTCTTGCAGTGATGAACGCCAATCAACTAGGGATGACCTATAATCAGTGTGTTAGTGCTCTTAAGCAACAGAAGAAGATGGGTGAAACTAGAGAAGGCCGACAGGAGCAACAGAGGATCTACGACAATCTAGCCAAGGATGCTAAGGGAGATTTGTACTCTCAGGGATACATGGTTAATAGGACTTATGCTTACATGAATGTTGGCATGTCCAGAAAGGATGCTATGGATAGAGCAAGAGAGGATCTTGACAAAGAAACAATTTCAATTGATGACTCTAGGATCCCTGCAAAGCTCTTTATGATTAAAGGTGTTAGGCCTGAGGCGACTAGGGATTGGTTTGAGGAAGAAGTAACCAGTAAAATCAAAACCCTTAAGAAGGACTCTAAAGAAGGTGTCATTAAGGGTTACAACCCTATGACTGACTCTTTTGAGGTTGTTGATGCAGACACTAGGTCTCTACTGGCTAGGTGGGATAGAAAGAGTATTCGTGAGGGCTTTATGAAGTACATTGATGAACAATCTAGAACTAAGGTTGAGCCTATTGGTGTTGTTGATAAGCTAGTCAGAAAGACTGTGCATAACGTCAAGGGTTATACAGAATACCTTAATAAGGAGGACTAATGCCTATCTTTCCAGACGCTTCTCCCGAAGATCTAGGGTGGAACACTGTTAACCCTGGTCTTTATTTTACAGATAAGTTTGTCGTAGCTAGAGGACTCACAGGTGCTGAAGAGAAAGCGCTTGAGAAGAACAAAAAGAAACAACCTGAAGTTGGTTTTGTAGGGGGTCTTACTAATGAGTGGGGTGCTGTAGAGATCCGAAAGGCTATGGGCTATGAGGAAGGTTTTGCTGAAAAGACCTATGTCCCCACTGATGAAGAACGTTGGGACGCTCTAAAGCAACTAGGGTATAATCTTGACAGATACAGAGCTGTTCTCAAGGGAGCTTCTTCAAGTGAAGACTTTAAGAGTAACCTTGAGGTAATTAAGAGTGTACAGGAGTATAGAGATGCTCAAGGACAAGCAGGTATTTGGGACAATCTTGTATCTGGTACTGGTGCTATTTTTGGTGATCCTACTTCCGCCGTGCCTGTTTTTGGCTCTAGTAGCGCTATTGGTAGGATTGGATACGGCGCCATAATGGGTGTTGCCTCTGGCCAACTTAATAACTACACTTCAGGTGACGACAATGATGCTCTTATGGACATGGCAACAGGCATGGCTTTTGGGGCATCAATTGAGGGTGTCGCCAGAGCAACTAAGTTTAAGGATGATGCTACTAAGCTAGGGGATGCCTCTAGGCGTGCTAGGATGTACGCTGAAAAGATTTCTTCAGGTGTCAATGATGTATTCAAGGATACTAAGGCATCTAAAGTCTTTAACGAATCCCTTAAGAAACTTGAGGAAAAGCTACCTACGATTACTGTTCAGGGGGCTATTGACAAAGTAAATACTAAGGGCGTTTCAGGACAAGCCCTTAGGAAGATTTGGGATTCCCTAGGGAAGACCGAAAGAGGCGACAGAACTACCTATAAGCAATTCAACAATAAGGCTACTACTAGGACTGCTGAAGAAGCTAGAGACTTCTACAGAAAGAATGGTGAGCGTAATGTTGACATTGTAGCTGATGACATCAATAAGCTCCTTGATTCTACTCGAATTGATAGAGATGATCTTGATGAGATGATTCGTAGACGAAGGGATGGCTATAAGACCTCTCTTGATGGAAACGAACTCTTTGAAGAGATTGTTGAAAACATGAATAGCTTCTATGGCAGGTACGGTACCATGGCTCAAGACAGGGGCATGATTGGTGACTCTGCGGCTATGAAGACCTATAAGGCTACTGGTATTATTGAAGAAGGTAAGCCTATGGCTAGGTCTTCTGTCTCTAATGACAAGTTTGAAAGTCATTGGCTTAGTAGAAGTAGGGTAGCTAACTTCCTTAATCAGTTTGAAGGCTCCTATGAACAAAAGGTAAGCAAGGCTAGAGCTCGTGTCTATAAGCTCCTCATGAGAACTCTTGAAGATCCTGAGTATACCAAATTGCTGAGAGCTAGGTATGAAGAGGAGCTACAAGCTAAAGCTAAGAAAACTCCTGCTGAGGGAACTGAAGTCGTTAAGTCTACCGACCAAGAAGACTTTATGACTTGGGTTAAAAGGAAAGCTCGTGAGGACTCTCTTGCCTATGTGGATCAAGCAGAGGCTATTAAGAAGGGTCTTATGAACAACCCTAAGGGTGAAGGCATGCCCTATAATTATCAGCATGAGAGAACCCCTTGGAAGTTCACCATTAAAGATAATGATGGTTTCTCTATTAGTAGACTTCAGACTAACATCGTTGAGACAATGAATGGTTACAACATGAGAATCTCAGGTGACTTTGGACTTAATGATGCTTTTGGTGTTAAGAGCTTTAAAGAGTTTTCTGACAAGATGGATGAGAGCCTTTCTAATTATCTTAAGGAAACCTCTGAGGAAGCCAGAGATGAGCAGGCTCAAGCCTTTAGAGCATACCTTTCGGACTACTATGGTAGATCAGGTATGGATGTTGAAGATTCTTCTTCTTGGGGTAATGCTCTAGCAGATGCCCTTAGAAACTTTACGTTCTTTACTCATAATGCTTTTATGGGTGTTCTGAACCACTTTGAGACTGCTGAAGGTATTAAGGAATTTGGAGCTTCTTTTTTCTTTAAGTCAATTCCCGGTATGCCTGATAAGATCAAGGATTGGTCTAAAGGTGGGATGACTAAAGCTGAAAGAGATGAATTCAGAGATCTTGCCTTTGGTAAAGAAGTAAGAGTAAGAGGTGCTTGGAATGAGATCTATGAGAGAAATCTAGATAAATTCGGAGGTGATCTTTATAAAGCTAGGCTAGTTGCAGGCACTCAGTGGCTAGCTACTAACTCTCCTTTTACTAAGTATCTTCAGAAATCTCAAGACACTATTGTTTCAGTAGCTCAAGACGCTTTCATTGGGCAATTTACTAGGTTTCTTCATAGTCCAAAGGGTAAAAATATTAGTGATGTAGATGTTGCATTCCTAGACACTAAGACTCTAAAAAGACTGAACATTGACTATAAGGATTTTGTTCAGTTTTCAAAAGCACTCCGCACTGCAACTACTGTTGATAAAAATGGTAGAGTCAGAGTAAACCCTGAATTGTTTGACTTGTATGTTGGCAAGGATGTGAAGAACATGACTATCATGCGTAGACTTGGTGATTATGTTGCTTCTGAGGTTATCCAAAGGCAAAGCCTCACTGATGCCTATATGTGGAGAGGTTCTAAGAATTCTCCTGTTCTAGGTCTTCTTACTCAGTTTAAGAGCTTTGCAATCAGGTCTTATAACAAGAGACTTGCTAAGAGTGCCCTTAGGATTGAAGAAGGAGATGCCGCAGGGCAGGCAATGACTTGGCTTATCTCAGGTGCTTTAGGTACCTTGTCTACTCTTGGACAGACCTTTGCTACGGCATCAGGTATGAACGATGGGCAAAGAGAAAAGTATTTTGAGAGAGTCTTTGGCGTTGGTGACCTAAGAGATGCAGATTTTATCACTATCCTGAACGTAGGTATTAATGGTATGAGCAGATCTAGCATCCTAGCCCTGCCTGCAATGATTGCATCCACAGTCGGCTTCAACACTGGAATTAAGTCTACTGCAGATCAGGGATATATCCTTGGTGAAGAGGCAGAGCACTTAGACATCAATAGTGTTCTTGCAAACATTCCTTCGGCTCAGACTATTTTTGGTTTTTATAACCTTCAGGCTGACACTAGAAACCTCTTTAACGCAGGTATTCTCAATGAAGATGACTATGTAGATGGTGACAGAGAAAGATTTGCAAAGTCTTTTGGGAGGAGCCTAAAGGCAGTTACTCCTAATGCCCCATTTATCCAGCAATCTTTGATTAACTACATTACAGATCAAGAAGATAACTAAAACAATGGCTTCTACTATTGCTAACTATCAGGGCAATGGGTCTACTACAGACTTCAATGTGCCCTTTGATTATCTAGCAAAGAAGTTTGTGAAGGTCACCGTAGACTCCCTAGAGAAACTTGGGGGTGACTACGGTGACACCACTAAAGACTACTTCTTTGTAGATAAGACTACCATTAGATTCAATACAGCTCCCACTAGTGGTGCTGAAATTATTATTCGCAGATATACGTCTGCTACTGACCGTATTGTGTCCTTTAAGGACGCTTCGGTACTCAAGGCTAAAGACCTTGATGCTTCTGCAATTCAGACTATCCATATTGCTGAAGAAGGTAGAGACATCATCAATGACGCACTCATTGTAGACAAGGAAGGCAATTGGGATGCTAAGGGTAAACGTATCATCAATGTTGGAGACCCCATTGATGACAATGATGCCATCACCCTTAAGTTCTACAAAGATGATGCTAAGGGTGCCTATCAGGCTAAGCTAGATGCTGAGGCCGCTAGGGATGCCGCTAAGGTCTCTGAGAAGAACGCCAAGGCTTCTGAAGTTAATGCTAAGGAGTCCGAAGTAAACGCTAAGGCTTCTGCAGGTACTGCGGTATCTGCGGCTAAGCATGCTGACACCGTAATGGCAGAGAATCAGGCAATCATTGAAGAGGCTCGACAGATTCAAACCAATGTCGAAACCTCTGAGAGGAATACCTATGAGAATGCCGTAATCGCTACTCAAAAGGCTGAGGAAGCTAAGGTCTCTGAGAGGAACGCTAAGGAGTCTGAAGACAATGCTATGGCGTCTGAGGTGAGTGCTTCTGATAGTGCCGCCTTGGCTAAGGATTGGGCTACCAAGACTACTGGTACTGTCGATGGCTCTGAGTATTCTGCAAAGCACTACGCTAATGAGGCTAAGAAGAACGCTGATGCAAGTAATGCTACTCTTGCAGAAGTTAAGGCTGAAGGTGCCAAGCAAGTAAAATCAATTACTAATACCGCAACCACTGAAATTAGTAAAATCACTAGTGAAGTGGGAAAGCAGGTTAGTCTTGCTACTCAACAGGCTACGCTAGCTACGACTAAGGCTACTGAGGCTGAGGATAGTGCTACTGGTGCTTCCCAGTCTGCTACTGCGGCTAGTGCCAGTGCTAAGAATGCTAGTGCCTCTGCAGGTACGGCTACGACTCAGGCTACTGCGGCTAGCAATAGCGCTAAGGCGGCTAAGCTCTCTGCGGACAATGCGGCTCTCTCTAAGACTGCGGCAGGTACCTCTGAAGCTAACGCTAAGGCTTCTGAAGTTGAAGCTAAGAAGCAAGCTGATCTCGCTAAGGAATATGCTGAAGATTCGGCTTCTGGACAGCTAAATGCTGACTGGGAAGCTACTGATCCTAAGTCTAAGGCATTCATCAAGAACAAGCCTACGCTCGGTGCCCTTGCATCTAAGGACAGTATTGCGTATAGTGAGATCACAGGTACTCCTCCTGAGCAAGATCTTAGCGGTCTTGCTACTAAGACCGAGCTTCAGACGGGTCTTGCAGGCAAGGCTAATGCCTCGCATACGCATACCAGTGCTAGTATCACTGACCTGAGCACTACTTTGGCTCCGTATGCTACGACTGCCGTGATGAACACTGAGCTTGCTAAGAGGGCTCCTGTGTCTCATACTCATACGACTGCTCAGGTTACTGGTCTTGATACTGCGTTGGCAGGAAAAGCTAACAGCTCTCATACGCATACGGTGTCTCAGATTACGGACATGCCTAAGGTCGTCCTTAGTGTGAACGATGTTACACCTGATGTCTCTGGTAATGTGCTTGTCGATGTTGGGGCGAAGACCGTCGAAGGAAAGGCTCCTGACAGCAACGGGAATGTTGCTCTCGGGCTTCATGCTGTAGCGACCTCTGGGAGCTACAACGACCTTGCGAACAAGCCGAACATTCCTACTACGCCGGATGCTTACGTCACTGAAACGTATCGTAGCGGTGATAATTGGTATCGCAAGTGGTCTGACGGATGGATTGAACAAGGATCAACAGTAACGTTGTCTTCAAGGAACCAGTCAGTAAATCTAGTTACACCATTTTCCTCTCCGTCTTTTTACAAAGTTGTCGGACAGGTTTGCCTTGGGGACGGGTCGAGTTCGCCGCAATACAACACGTTTGATGTTAGAAGCCAAACTTCGAGTACGTTTACTGCAAAAAAAGGGTGTGATGAATCGCTTGATATGGCTTGGTATGCTTGTGGTTATTAAGGAGTAAATAAAAATGGAATTTTATATCGGACAAATTTTTGAAGGGGTATATCCGCCTGAAGCGGCGGTTTGGTGCAATGCGGGAGGCGAGGCGTACATCAAGGAGATTGAACCTATGGGTAGTGTTCGTCGCTTTCAGATCGTGAAGGCTCCAGAGCCAACCGACAAAGAACTCTCTACTCAAGTACGAACTGAGCGAGACAGAAAGATCGCTAAGACTGATTACTACATGATGTCTGACTATCCTTCGAATCCTCAGAACCTTGAGGAACTTAAGGTCTACAGACAGGCTCTTAGAGACGTCCCTAAACAGGAAGGTTTTCCTATGGATGTTCGTTGGCCTGATGTGCCTAAGTTCCTCTGTAAGGACTCTGAATTGGAATCCTTGGGTCTCGCTAAGGTAGGGATCTAAGGTTGTATCCAAGGTGTTCTTTGGGTAACTATGGACACCTTGGTTTCTTTATCTAAGTTACTTTATTTTATAAGGAATATAATTATGGCAGAGTTTGCTTCTAAGGGTGTTGCGGGCTCTGGTCTCGGTCTTGGTATCGCTGGTACGGCTCTTGGTCTCCTCAATAACGGGGGTAATGGTCTCCTTGGTGGTCTCTTCGGTGGAGGTAATCAGAACGTAGTGTCTGCTCTTCAGGCTGAGAACAGCATGCTCAAGGCTGAGAACTACTCCGATAAGAATGCCAAGGAAGTCTACGCACAGTCTCTCGCAGACAACCGTAGACTCCGTGATGAAACCTTTGCTTACCTTAAGCCTCTTGCTGACGAGTCTGCGAACAACAGAGTTGAGCTCGCTAAGCTTCAGGCAGAGCTTAAGTGTTGCTGTGAAAAGCAGGAACTCCGTGAGCAGATTGTCCTTGGTAAGGTCAATGAGCTTGCCCTGACTACTCAGGCGAAGTTCGGTTGCCTTGATGGTACCATTGCGAACATCATGGGTACGCTTGGTAAGATCACGGACACGATTGTTCCTATGAGTGCTATCTGCCCGACTCCGATGGCTAAGTACAATGCGTGGGTTGCTCCTACGAATACTCCTGCTACGGGCGCATAATAATTTCCTATGAAAATCAGTTTGAGTAAAATCTCTCAGGTACTCCCTGAGTTCGTTGATACTCGGCTGATGCCTAGTGCTCCCTCCACGATGAAGTGGCTTCTTGGAGGGGGTACGTTCCTTGTCCTGCATCAGGCGGATACCCTCATCGGTAAGTATCTGCCTATGCTCAAGCAGGTGGGTATCGTCGATGAGAACAACAAGGTAGACATCGAAGTTGCTAAGGGATTCATTAACAGCGCATTCGATAAGAGTGGTACTGTGGAATACCTTGGTTTTAAATTCGATAAGTCTGATGGCGAAGCTCTAATTAATATTATGGAGAAATACAAAGATGATTGACGAAAAGTGGGAAGAAGAAGTGATTGCTATGTCTAAGCATAAGATTCTTGAAGCTGTAGAAAAACTCAATAAGGAATCTTATCACAGTGCAGAAGACATTAGAAAGTATAAGGATGCTTATAAGGCTCTTTATTATCTCCTCAGCATTGAAAAGGCTAACAAGTAATGACCTTTAGAAATGACCATATCTTTACTACTGGAACACAGAACCCTTGTGTGATGGACTCTGATATTCCAGATATTGAAGGCTCACCTACGGAGAACCTTGAAGACTCTTGGATTCCTAAGGAGTACACTGCCGCTACTGTGACTGGCACTGGGTTTACTGATGGACACGGTAAGATTACTTTTATTCCCGTACAGGTAGTAGCTGATAAAGCCATTTCTATTGATGCTATGGCTTCCTACGAGGTCACCTTCAGTGGCTCCGTAGGAGGCTTCGGTCAGACGGATCATGTGGTCTCCCTTAAGGGACTCTGTGGGGACGATCAGTATGTTTTCCTTAAGTCTGTTAATGTTATTTGCGGGGTAGATAATGAGGGAAATGGTGTTATGGCTTGTCTTGTTCCGGATGATACGGGAAAGATTAAGAGTAATGCGCTGAAGTTTAGAACCATCAATATGGATGAGTCGTCTGCTACTAAGACAAGAACCTTTAAGGTGTACATTAATGTAACTGCCGAGATCTCCAATACTAATTTTGGTCTTGGCCAACTGTTCCCTACCACTAAGTAATTATGAATATTCAAGTTTATTGGGATGGTAATGTAGGTGCCTGTGAGTATGAAGCTAGAAAGGGTTTCTATACGACAAAGCCTGTGATCCCTACGGTTACCTTCGACACCCTTGTGTACAGCGAGGATGACAATGTTGCAACTAAGCTGATGGGCAATACTCCGTCACAGCTTACTTCTCAGGAGATTGTTGCAGTTAAGCAGTTCGCTAATGCCAATTCTTCGGAGGTGCCTTCGGCTGACACTGTTACTGTAGACAAGCATAATAACGACCCTGAGGCTCACCATGACATCAGAGTAAGCCTTAGCACCCTCAATGAGTATGCTCATCAGGTTGCATCCGTATGGTCTACTGAGGTTGATCTCGTAGACCTCAACAAGGCATCCTTTGATCTCCCTTGGGAGTACATTGTTCAGGACATTAACAACTGTTCTGATAGTGCCAACAGTTTTAATTGGGTGTCCCCTGCCAATGAGGCATATGACGTCACCGTTAGAGTTGGTTTCTCTGGACTTCCTGAGGGTACCAATGCTACTCTTACGCTAAAAAAGAATGGCACTGAGGTTATTGCTATGCAAGCCTTTACCAACGTGGGTAATGTCATCACCCTTAATAAGAACGGTGTTGTACTTGCAGAGCGAGACAAGATGTCTTGCACCATTACCTTTGGTAGCATCCCTGCCTCTGGTATTATTACTCCTGCTAGATCCTATCTCAGAGTAGATAATCATGGCTCTGTTATTGCTAAGCGGTCTGCAGATTTTATGTTTAACACTATTGCCAATATGGTCTTCTATGAAGGAGTTGAGGCTAGACGACAGCTTGATGAAGCTAGTAAGCCTGCCATTGTAGTTGACACTTGGAAGAATAAGTAAGAGGATTAAATGGAACTGGAAGTAATTAAGAAAGACGGTACCAATGAAGGCTGGGACTGGGATAAGATTGAAGTAGCTATTCATAAGGCCGCCCAGAGGGCTAACGCTACGTACTCTGAGTATGACATTGGTAAGATTAGGGGCTATATCGAGAGCATTGTCTACAGCAACTATGCTGAGGTGCCTACTGAAAAGCTACACGCTATTGTCATTGAAGCTCTTTGTAAGTACGCACCGAAGATCGGAGAATCCTACAAGGAGTTTAGAGACTATAAGAACACCTACGCTAAGGCTTTCGAAGCTGTTAAGAATGAGGCAGACACTGTCCTTCTTTTGGGAGACAAGGAAAACGCTAACTTCGATAGTTCCCTTGTGTCTACAAAAGGTTCACTTATCAAGGGCTATCTGACTAAGCAGTTGTATAAGCAATTCTACCTTACTAAGGAAGAGAAAGAGGCTACTAAGGTCGGTAAGTATTACATCCACGACCTTCGAGACATGATCTTTGGATCAATCAACTGTTGTCTCTTTGACATGGCTACTGTTCTTAAGGGCGGCTTTAGCATGTCCAATGTCACCTATACGGAGCCTACGAGTGTCCTTAGTGCCCTTCAGGTGATCGGTGACATCACCCTTGTAGCTACTGCACAGCAGTTCGGTGGGTTCACTATCCCTCAGATTGACAAGACGCTCCTCCCGTATGCTAAGAAAACGTATGACCATGCGTTTAAGAAATACTTTGACCAGTGCAATATGGAGTTCGATGAAGCATGCGCAATGGCTATGCAAGAACTCAAGCGTGAGTTGGGGCAGGGCTTCCAGTCTCTTGAACTGAAGCTAAACACTGTTCCGTGTTCTCGTGGTGACTTTGCATTCACTACGCTTACGTTTGGTGAGTGGAGCAATGATCTCCCTGAGTATGACAAGGAGTTTCTTGAGGTGATTTGTGAGACCATCCTTGAGACCCGCATGAAAGGCCATGGGGGTAAACAGGTTGTGTTCCCTAAGCTCGTGTATCTCTATGATTGGGAACAACACGGCAGTGATGAGCACGCTAACGTGTTCGAGAAGGCTGTTGAATGTTCCAGTAAGTGTATGTACCCTGATTTTCTGGCTATTAACGCTCCTAATGGCACTGTGTCTGAAACCTACAGAGCGTCTAATAAGCAGTGTGTGATCCATCCTATGGGATGCAGGGCGTACCTCACTCCTTGGAAGGATCCTGAGACTAACGAGTATGTGTCTGTTGGGCGATGCAACATTGGTGCGGTGTCTCTCAACCTTCCGTTGATCTTTAAGGCATCTAAGGGTAACTTCTGGGAAGAGCTTATGGTGAACCTTGAACAGATTCGAGGATTCCTTAAGCGTCGCTATGATATGATTAAGCATGCTAAGGCCAGTACGAATCCTATGGCATTCTGTCAGGGAGGTTTCTATAAGGGCTTCCTTAAGCCTGAAGATGAGGTAGGTGAGCTTACCAAGTATATGACAGCATCTTTTGGAATCTCTGCCTTGAATGAGTTTGCTATTCTCTTTACTGGTGGTAAGGATCTTCAGACTCCTGAGGGACAGAAGGCGGCTAAGGATGTCGTTAAGTTCATCTATGATGCAGTGCAGAAGTTTAAGAAGGAAGACGGATATCTCTATGCACTCTATGGTACCCCTGCAGAGTCCCTTTGTGGTACTCAGATGACTCAGTACCATGAGTATTGTGCAAAGAATAACCTTAAGGATGAATTTGAAGGTAGAGCCTACTTCACCAATTCCTTCCATATCCACGTGTCTGCTGACATCACCCCTTTTGAAAAGCAGGATCTTGAGTTTGAGCTTTTCCATCTTATTGAGGGTGGACACATTTGCTATGTACGAGTGGATAATCCTAGCAATTCCTCTGCAGTTAAAGCTCTTATTGAAAGAGGTATGTCAAGGGGTTTCTACCAAGGTGTGAACTTTGACGCGGCTTATTGTGAGGATTGTCACCAACATAGTTTTAATGTGGGCAATACGTGCCCCTATTGTGGTTCTCACAACCTCTCTATTATTTCTCGTGTTTGTGGGTACTTGGGTTACAGTAATGTCAATGGAAACTCTAGAATGAACGATGCTAAAATGGCAGAAATTAGAGACAGGAAGAGTATGTAATGCGTAAGATTAAAGACTTTGAAAACTACCTTATCGACGAGAATGGTAATGTGTATTCGATGATTACACACAAAGCTATTACTCCTCAGTGCAAGAAAGGCTATATGAGAGTAAGACTCAACAAGGATGGTAAGCGTTATGACATCGGTGTTCATAGGCTTGTGGCCCTTACGTACCTTGAAGACTCCTTTGAAGAAGGCCTTGAGGTTAACCATAAGGACGCTAATAGGAAGAACAACAACGTGGATAACCTTGAATGGGTCACCCATGAGGAGAATGTGAGGCTTGCTCGCAATGCCCCCTATCACTGTCGAATATCCTGATGGTACCATTGTAACCTATCCCTCACGAATTGCTTTTGCAAAGGTGCTTTGGGGAGAAGACACCTCAATGCACAACAATCTACCTAAGTATTACGAATCTGGGCGAATCCCTAAATACGGCATTCGCATTCTGGAGATGTAAAAGAGGATAAAGAATAAAATGAAGAATACTACGATTACCATGGGCAATGTCCAGTCTGTCCTTAATGACCTTCTGGTTGCCACTCACGAAAACCAAAACACCCGAGATCTCCGTAGTCTCTACATTGAGTGGATCAATGAGGAGCATAAGGAGCTTCTAGCTGAAAAGCCTAGCACCCCTAACGACATGAAGGAACTCTGTGATCTCCTTTGGGTTTGTATCCAGTATGCTAATGCTTGTGGATATGACCTTGAAAAGGGTATGAATGAATTGGTGTCTGAATACTCCAGTAAGTTCTATGACAGTAAGGGCAACTACAATCCCCAATTCAGGGAAGATGGTAAGCTCCTAAAGGGCACTGGGTTCAAGAAAGCTAACTTTGAGCAGTTCTTTGAGGAATGAGTACCCTTGATGAGGAGTCAGGTAACCTAGCAGAGAACATAGCACAGGTAGCTCCTTCATTGGCAGTATCCAGTGCTGTGATTCTCGGGTTACCTCTTAGCGATTGGGTGTACGTCATCACAATTATCTATACTTTTGTAGGCATCTGCACAATGATTAAAAAGCATTGGGTAGAACCTTGGTTAGAAAATAGAAGAAAGGAAAAGAACAATGGACTATAAAGGACTTGAGAGCCTCCTAGGTAACATCCATGAGGAGATGCTTCAGAACATGCTTAATGACCTTAGGAACCCCGATAAGAGGTCTCCACAGCTCTATAATGCAATCATTAAGGAACTTGAACGTAATGGCATTGACTGTGTCCCTAAGGCTGGAGAGGGTGAAGAGAATGCACTTAGTAAGCTCCTGAAGGCTACTAAGGAGAACTTCGAGAATTCCTATAGGGGAGACATGAGTGTTAACTGAGAAAGAGGCTAAAGCCCTACTCCCCTACTATGAGAACTTCCCACTATTTACCTCTTTGGTTTGGAAATCTATCGGGTTGCCTTCTCCTACCACGTTGCAGGTAGACATTGCTAAGCTACTACAGAACCCTCCTAGTGACCGTATGATCCTAATGGGTTTCCGTGGTGTAGCCAAGTCATTCATTACGTGTGCATACGTTGTCTGGAGTCTCTGGAGAGATCCACAGACTAAGATCATGGTGGTGTCTGCCAACAAAGAACGAGCAGACGCTAACGCTACGTTTATTAAGAAAATCATCAATGAATTGCCCTTTCTGAGCCACCTAAAGGCTAGAGAAGGTCAAAGAGATACTCAGAACCTTTTTGATGTGGGCCCTGCCCTGCCCGACCATTCACCTTCAGTTAAGTCTGTGGGTATTAAGGGCCAGCTAACGGGTTCCCGTGCAGACATAATTGTAGCAGACGATAAACTTTAACCATGTCGTCTTTAAACCCCTTAAATTCGGTGGAACTCAGTCCTAACTAGGAAAGACAATACCGAGCCGAGCTATCTAGCAGGTGTAACGACTATTATGTAGGGTCAAGTGACTCGAAAAATGGGGATACCTTTTGGTATAAGATATAGTCTGGTCTTCATAGAGATATGAAGCATCGTCAATTATAAGGAACATAACTATGTACGAAATTAACAAAACTTACGAAACTCCTAAGGGTCTTATTAAGATCCTGTCTAGAACTAAGAAGCAGAAACTTCCTAATGGTAAAGTTAAGCATCCTAGGGCTGTCATCCAGTTTGTTAAAACTGGTACAGTCATTGATGTTCAGACTTGCAACATTAAAGCAGGAAAGTTTGAAGACTTTATGGAACCTACGGTCTATGGTGTAGGGTTCCTTGGGTCTCCTATTAGAATCCCCGCTAGAGGCTCTAATAGTATTATCCGCAAGATCTATGACCTGTGGTCTAACATGCTTAAGAGAGCTTATGGTAACTACAAAACTAGCTATGCAGGCTGTAAGGTAGATCCTAGGTGGCATAACTTTACTACCTTCTTGAATACTATTCACGAGGTAGAAGGCTATGAAGAATGGGAAAAGGACTCTAGCATGCACCTTGATAAGGACATCAAGAAGGGCAACTGCGGACTCTACTCTAGGGATCATTGTAAGTTTGTTACTGCTACTGAAAACGCAAAAGACTCAAATAAAAGACGATGGGGTAAGACTAACGACCTTGCCTTAACATAAAGGTGGAAGTTCCATCTAACTCCTTCACTCAGGTTCTTAGAGACCAGCTATTTGAGCTCGTCAAAGAGTTCGACGCTGTCCTAAAGCCTGGTGAAGGTAAAAAGATCATCTATCTTGGCACCCCTCAGAATGAAATGAGCCTCTATAACGAGCTACAGGAGCGCGGATACACGGCTGTAATCTATCCCGCTAGGTACCCCTATGATGACTCTCATAGAGCCTCCTATGGCGATAGATTGGCCTCTATCATTGCTGACAAGTACGACAAGGATCCTAAGCGTTGGGCAGGTAAGCCCACAGACCCCCTTAGGTTCTCTGAAGAAGATCTACAGAAGCGTGAACTCTCTTATCGTAAGGCAGGCTTCGCTCTGCAGTTCATGCTTGATACGACCCTCTCAGACGCTGATAAATACCCTCTACGGCTTCGTGACCTGTTGGTTGGTATGTTCCCCTTAGACGAGGCCCCAATGAAGCTCACGTGGCTCCCTGAGCCTTCTAAGAGGGTTCCTGTTGACGAGTGTCCTACGATGGGCCTTAAGGGAGATTCTTACTTCTACTACCATGCAGCCTCTAATGAGGTTGTGTCTTATACACATAAAATCCTGTGTGTTGACCCTTCGGGACGTGGTGAATTGTCTTGCCTCGTCATTAAATAAAACCCTTAAATTCGGTGAACGTCTCTAGGAGATAATACCGAGCCAAGCCTAATTTAGGAAGGTGTAACGACTATTATGTACCGCTGAGTGTTAGTGGGAAACAGGGGTGAAAAAGATATAGTCTGGACTTATGGGCGACCATAAGAAAGTAATTAACAACTACTAAACATAAATATGAAAATCAACAACTTTAGAGCCAAAACCCGTTTGTACAAAGTTTACCATATCCACGAAAAAGGTAATAACGACCTATCAAGTGGATATGTAGGCATTACTAGAAGATCTTTGAGTTATAGACTCTCACAACACTTCTGCTCAAAGCGCCCTGTAGGAGAAATCCTTAGGAACCTTGGTAAAGAAAATGTTGAGATCTCTCTTATTAAGATGCTCCCTAAAGCTGAAGCTCTTAACATGGAATATGTGTTGAGACCTGAGCTAAACATGGGTTGGAACAGCAGGGCAGGTGGCGATGTTGCTACCGTAAGATGCCCTGTGTGTGGTAAGCACATGCCTAAACGTAGAACAGGCACTGTATGTAGAGATTGCTTTGATACTAGGTTCAAAAAGGGGGGCATGCCCCATAACTATGGTACCGGTAAGCGTTATCTTATTACAGACCCTAATGGTAACACCTACACCCCAGAATCTATTGTGGAGTTCTGTAGAGAACACGGGCTTACACCTCAGAACCTTCGTAAGGTTGCTAAGGGAACCCGTAAGCATCATAAAGGGTGGAAAGCTGTTGAAATTTCATAGAGAATCGAAAGACGAAACAGGTTATGCTGTCTTGTATTACCTTAACGGCTACATCTACGTCATGGAAGTAGGTGGTCTTTTAGGAGGTTATTCTGATGTAGTCCTCAATAAGCTAGCTAAGGTAGCTAAGAAGTACAAAGTCAATGAAGTGGTCATTGAAGGCAATTTTGGCGACGGGATGTACCTTAAGCTCTTTGAACCTGTCCTAAAGAAAACCTATAGTAACTGTGGGGTTACTGAAGTTAAATCCACAGGACAAAAAGAACTGCGTATCATTGATACTCTTGAACCTGTAATCTCAAACCATAAAATGTGTGTCACTCCTGAGTGTATCAGGAATGACTACTCTACCGTACCTGAATCTGACTACAAATATGCTTGTTTCTATCAGCTCACTCGTATCACTGTTGATAGGGGTGCCCTTATTCATGATGACCGTCTGGATGCTCTGGCAATCGGAGTTAAATACCTTGTGGACTTTATGGGCGTAGATGCTGATGAAGGTATTAACGAACTAACCGAAGAATGGCTAGAGGAGTCTATGGAGTCCCTGTATGGATTCTATACGTCCAATATCGGAGGTGTGATGGTAACTGAAGATAAACATAGCCCTAAAGGTACCTCTAAGGGTGTAGACAGATATAAGGATAAAGGGTATACATTCAAGAGGTGATAACTGAAATATGCTTTATTAGTATTGAACACTTGTTCAGTAAATAATAAAGACAATGTAATAGAGAAAACAAGGTATTTCAGAATAAAATCCATACTCCTAGGGGGGGCTAGGAAAGACATATATAGATATACATATAGGTCTTTTCTAGCTCCCCCTTTTTGTTAGAAATGAAAGTATCAGAAGTAAAAGGTATCAGTGATGATGGAGTCTTAAGAAAATCCTTAGGGTACCTATAGACCCTTATGGGGATCTATAGACCCTTATTGGAGTCCATAGACCCTTATGGGAATCCTTAGGTGCCTATAGACACTTATGGGAATGACCTTAATGAACAATACCAATAACACTAAAAATAAAGTATTCATCACCATCAAAATCATCATTATCATCATCCTCTTTATAATGTCCTTGATTAATGGGGATGTGTCTACTGTTGATGCTCTCCTACGTACTCTTGTTGCTAGTTTGTGATTACTTCCAGTTCCCCCTTGGGTTCCCTTAATGGGTTCCTGAGGGGTTTTATTTAAAGTTATCCACAGGTTATCCACAGAGTTATCCACAGAGTTATCCACAGCTAGCTCTTGCTAGCACAGGTAACTAAGGGGATCATAAAAATTGATCAAATTTGTGAACCCTCACTTAAGGAGTTCACGTGCGTGGGTGCCCCCGTGGGGGTGCCTGTGGGTGCCTTCGGGTGCCCGCTGTCTCCTTTGGGGTCTTTGATTATACCCCAGATTCAAAGGGCTGTCAAGGGGTGCTTTCCCCTATTGCTAGCTGAGGCTAGCTATTGACATCCTTAGGGTACTTGTGGTATACTGGATAGTTTATCAGTGTTTTTTCGAGTTATCCACAGGTTATCCACAGGTTGTCCACAGGTTATCCACAGGTTGTCCACAGGGGTCTTTAGGGTTGATTTGGGTCAATATGGGGTTTGATGTAGATCAATTGTTTGCCTTTGGGTGACATTATCTGTGCATTGTATCCTTTGGTACTCCTTTAGGTAGTCGACAGGGCTCCACAGGGCTCCATAGCTAGCAAGCTAGCTGTGGATACCATGTTTACGGTATTTTTCGCTTGAGGGCTTGACAGGTGGCTAGGGGTGCTTTATAGTTCATGGCATGGATCGAACGAATTGATCCACTCAGTCTTAAGGAGATAAACCATGATCATTCACTTCACCCGCACAATCACCCTTTCCTCTGGCAATGAGGCCCGTAACTTCCGATTCCACAGCCTCGGCTACGGTCGAGTTCAGGCTACCTACGAGTACACGGACAGGAGGCGTGCTCATCAGGTCGCCCGCCGCTACACGGTGGAATTCCTGAACGGTAAGGTCGAAAGCATCATCGCCCGCAGTGCTAGGGGCGGCAGGGTCGAGTGCTTCTCCACCTCCACGATCCTCGCCGAGCTCCTTGAGATGCTCTCCGAATTCCTCGAGGCCTCGCAGGATGTCGCACAGCACCGCTATGCACCTGCTAAGGTCGAGGCCCCCGCTGTTGATCCCGAACAGGATGACACCGGTCTTCTGGACACCCTCAAGATGGTGGGGGGCATGGTGATGATTAATATCCTCACCACTCTTGCAACGCTTGGGATTGTGTGGTACAATCTCTAACGAGTCCTAAGGGAGGGGCTTCGGCCTCTCCTGATGAATCCCCTGTAAACCAACAGCTAGCTCGCTAGCAACTATGGAGTAACAAAATGAACTTCAATGAATTCCTTGCCCACGCCAAAAAACGCAACGACGTGCCTCTCGACCGACTCTCCAAGGAAGTAGGCGCCCATATGGTGTGTATCCCGAAACTTGCATGAAGGTCATCGAGAAGGCCTTAGAGCCTGTCTATGTTCCTGATGGTTTCCGCTGGTGCTTCCTCGGCGCCTGCCTCAATGAGGGCATGGCTCTTGACATGGCCGTCGTCATCGCAACCAATCCGGGCTGTCTCAAGCTCCTCGGGAGACTCCCCGAGATCAGGGACGATGCAGACAAGGGCTATGGCCTTGCTGTCCGCAACGGTCTTGACATTGATGAGTTATTCCTCAAGTTCTTTGATTTCGAAGAATACTGGAGGGAAAACGGCGGTGAGACAATCACCACGCTTTACGGGGTGTACATGATTGATACTAAGGAGCTTTCCAAGAAATACTCCTGCTAAACCATAAGGGGGCTAGGGGGTGCCCATGGTAGCCCTCTAGCCTTCACAAGGCTAGTAACCTAGCAAAGGAGTATTGAGATGAATGCACAGGTTCGAAAGATGATGGACGCATGTCCGTCGTACATGGTGGCGGAGTGGAGCCTGCCCGCCCTCATCAATGGGGACTACACGGGTATCATTCCCATGGATGCCCCTGAGAGTTGCGGTGAGGTCGCCATGGTCGCCCAGTTTGATGAGGATGTAGTGCAAGGTCGCTCCATCATCGTCGACGAAGAGGAAGACGGGACGATTAACCCGGTCTTCTGTAAAGACGAGATCACGGGCACCTATGCTGAGTGTGTCCGTATCTGGCTAGCCTAATAACCCCAATGAAAGGAATCCCCACCATGAAAATGATCTTTCTCAAGTCTTCCGAAAACTACTCATTGCGAGCTGACAGAAGGGGATAAGTACGTAATTAACAGTATGAAGGGCGTCATGACAGTCAATGTGTCTACAGACTCTGTCCTTGAAGCTCGCATTGCTAAAGCAAAGGGCTTTAACACTGTGTTGACCAGCGTCAACCCCAAGGATGACATTCGGCTACTCAGAGAAGTTCATGGTCTCACCGCTGTCCAGTGCCCCGCACAGACACGAGAAGGCATCACCTGCAAGGGCTGTAGGTTGTGTGCAAAGGATAGGGAGGCAATCGTTGTCTTTGGTATCCATGGTGCCCACAAGGGTAAAGCTCGAAAGGCTATCCAAATCCATCAAGCAAAGCTAGCTCGCTAGCAACCACGACAAACAACTAAATGACTGCCCCTAGGAGCCAAATTAAGGCACCTAGGAGCGTCCACAGGAGATAACATGTATACTCGCACCACCACCATCATCGAACGCTCTGACATAGCCTCTATTCTCTTCTATCGTTGGAAAGACGGGGCATATGCAGTCACCTTTACGGACTGCGAGTCTATCTACACTTTCACCGGTAAATATTCAGGCGGTGAGGATGTAGAGGGCAAGCTGTATAAGTTCAAGAAAGGGGCTATGGATCTCATCGGTGTGGCATCTATGAACGGCAGTGTTATGAATGCAATCCTGTCAATGTGGAATAACCATATTAAGGAGCTTGAAAAGAATGCTTAATCTTAAAGAATACCTGATTGTATTCATTGGAATTGCAATCATTCTTGGAATTTTCCCCTTGTTTGTCTTTATTTGCAAACTTATGGGAATCTATTACTAAAAGGAGACAAAATGAAAGAAATTAATGACGGAAAGCCTGAGACCAGTACCCATTACATGGGAGCTGTCCAGCCTATTGAATTGATGCTCAATGTATTATCTCGTGAGGAATTCATTGGATTCCTAAAGGGCAATATGATCAAATACGCGTTCAGAGCAGGACGCAAAGAGGGTGAATCTGCAGAGAAAGACAGAAACAAATACCTGACGTATTCTGACTGGCTGTTTACTTTCGAGGAATTCGATACCATCGAGGTCAACGGTGAGTACATCGAAAAAGGTAAAATCAATGGTTAGAGTAGACACGAGGATTTAATAAAATCCATGCTCCTAGGGAGAGGGTGAAAAAGGCTATAGACTCCTAAGGAAACCAAAGGAAACCACAGGGGTCTATAGTTTAACTATGGGTAATATCCTACATCATCACCTATATAACCCTATATAAGAGAATATAAAAGATCTATAGATATAACATAAAGGTACCCCCTATGTCTTATGATAAATTGAATAGTTTTAGAATTGATGGTGAAAATGAATACGATGAGCTTTGTCTTAAATACGGCAAAGCCCGTGTAGACAGGGAAATAGAATTAGAACTTGAAAGCAAGGAAAATGCCTTCAATGCTTTCATGTCTAAGCGTAATAAGGCCATTGAAAGCGGTACTGTTGGTAATATGGGTGCAAGTCGTGTCTTGATCAGTGAAGCCATCCCTGTCATGACTAAGGCCCTTGACAAGTGGTTTAAGGATGTTGATACTGGAAAGCCCGGTAAGCGTCATGTGATGGCATCCCTCATTCGGGCTCTGTCGACCGAAGAAATCGCGTTCATTGCAATTAGAACCATCATTGAAAATTCCCTTGGCATCGTGTCTTTAACCAAATTGTCCTCTGCAATTGGTGAAGCTATTGAGGATGAACTTCGGTTCAAGATGGTAGTTGCAACCATGGATAAGAAAGAGCTTAGCAGGTTCCATGCAGGGCTTGATAAGCGTATTTCCATGCAGTTCAAAAAGCGCTATGTCGAAAACAAAGAAAAAATCCTAGCAGACGAAAAGAGGCTCAAGAGATGGAACAAGTGGGGTAATGCTAACAGGGTTCAAGTAGGGCTTAAGTTGGTAGATATCTTCATTGTCTCTACTGGCTTAGGTGCCCTTGAGAAAACCATGAGTGACAACAAAAACGTACATTACATTTTCTGTCTTGACCCTGATGTGTTGACGTATTTGGAACACGAGGACACTGAGACTGCGAATCTCATGTTCCAAAATCGGCCCATGGTGATCCCACCTAAGCCGTGGACTACTCCTTTTGATGGGGGCTATCTGATTAACCTCAAGAAGCCCATACAGCTTGTTAGAATGCCCTCTAAGGAGTGTGCACAGCTCTACGATGAGGTTGATATGCCTAACGTGTATAAGGCCGTCAATGCCATCCAGTCTACGGCTTGGAGGATTAACCGTAGAGTGCTCGACGTGGCCAATGAGGTTTGCTCTTGGGCCCACATTCCTGAGGGCCTTGAGATGCCCTCTGCTACCCCTGCGGAGCCTCCTGTGAGGCCTGTAGAGGCAGATACTAACGAGGAGGTCCAGCGTGATTGGCGAAGTGCTATGGTGCACTACTATCAAGACGACAATAAGCGTAAGAGCAAGCGTTACCTTGTCAATGGCGTCCTAGCACTGGCAAACACCTACAAGGACGACATGGAAATTTATTTCCCCCATAATCTTGATTTCCGTGGTCGTGTCTATCCCTTGACCCAGTTGAGCCCTCAAGGCAATGACTTTACTAAAGCCCTCATTGAGTTTGCCGAGGGGGTGCCTCTGGGCGAGAATGGGCATACTTGGCTGGCCTTTCAGGGTGCTAACTGCTATGGCCTTGACAAGAAACCCTTTGAAGAGCGTATTGCTTGGGTCTATGAGAACACCGACATGATTCTGTCTATTGCCAAGGATCCCCTGCAGGATCTCCGATGGACTGAGACGGATTCCCCTTGGGAATTCCTTGCGTTTTGCTTTGAGTGGGCGGACTATCTGGATAAGGGTGACTCTTACGTGTCTCACCTCCCGATTGCCTTTGATGGCTCCTGCTCTGGCTTACAGCATTTTTCTGCGATGCTAAGGGATGAAGTCGGTGGGGAAGCTGTCAACCTCATGCCTGACGATCATGTTCATGACATCTATGGCATTGTCGCTACCAAGGTCACCGAACTCCTTAAAAAGGACTATGACAATGGTACCGATGACACCATGGCTAAAACTGAAGACGGTGATGATTATCTGAAGAAGGGCACCCGCAGTATGGCCACGGAATGGCTCAAGCACGGAGTTACCCGTAAGGTGACTAAGCGTAGCACCATGACGCTTTGCTATGGCTCTAGTAAATTTGGCTTTGCCGAGCAGGTTTTGGAAGACACTATTTACCCCGCTCTTTCAAAGAATCCCACGGCCTTCAGTCGTCCTAGCCAGTCCGCTAGGTATATGGCTGGATTGATCTGGGAAGCCCTGCAAGGGGTCGTAGTGAAAGCTGTGGAGGCTATGGGTTGGCTACAGGTTGCAAGTGGCTTGCTCGCTCAGGACAAGGACATTAACGGCCAGAGCCTGCCTACCTATTGGATTACCCCTGCGGGATTCCCTGTAAAACAGAAGTACAACAAGGTTGTGCTCAAGCAACTCAGGACTTTCACTACTGGAACCATTCGAGTCAAGGAGCCATTCAAGGAAGACAGTCAGATTGAGGAAGGTGCCTCTATCAACCCCGTGGTGTACGAGAGTACCCCCGAGATTGACACCCGAAAGCAGAAGCAGGGTATTGCACCCAACTACGTCCATAGCATGGATGCGTCCCATTTGATGCTTACGGTGTGCTCTTGTGTAGACAAGGGTGTCAAGTCCTTTGCGATGATTCATGACTCCTATGGGGCACCTGCGGGACATGGTGACATCATGTTCACGACCGTTAGGGAAGTGTTTGTAGATACCTACAGCAAGAATGATGTACTGCAGGATCTTCACGATCACATTGAAAACCTTTTGTCTCCTAAGATGGTCGACAAGCTCCCTGAGATTCCCTCTAAGGGAAACCTTGATCTTGAGCTAGTCAAGGAGTCCATGTACGCCTTTAGCTAGCGACAGCTAGTCATTGCTAGCAAGATAGCCTTTAGCTAGAAATCTAGCATTTAGCTAATCCCAACTAATAAAATCCATACTCCTAGGGAGAGTAACCAAGCCTCCCTAGGTTA